CGGTTGTACAAATGGCAAGTACAAGAGCAAAGTATATTGACCAATGGCAGTCCCTTAATTTGTTCTTTGCAGCGAATGAGGAAGAAGCTTATATTAATGAGGTACATAAACAAGCCTTTCTCGACCCGAATATACTTGCCCTTTACTATGTATATAGTAAGGCAGGAGTTCAAGCAAGTAAGGACGAATGTTTAGCTTGTCAATAGGAAGGATATATGAGTGGAGATTCAGATAATACTTCAGATGATTCAGTTACTCCTATTCAGTGGATTGCTAATCACCTCTTACCTGACGGTACGAATAATGTGGAAGCAGCACAGCGAAGAGGTGAAGAACTTGAAGCTGAGGCGGAACAACTTAGAATTAGAGGTGAACAACTTGCAGTTAGAGTTGAAGCTCGCCAGACAAACGATAATGGAAATGAGGAGTGAATAATGTTAGGTATTGTAGATGCCGATGGAATACTCTATCGTGCATGTTGGAATGTAGAAGACCTTAATGAAGCTAAGGAGAAATACCTAGACATTTTAAAACAATATCTTACAAACAGTTGGTGTGATGAATCAATTTCTTTTGTAGGAGGTATTGGTAACTGGCGTTATCGAGTCTTTAAAGATTATAAAGGCAATCGTAAGCCAGACCCTAATAGAACCAAGGAGATGGAAATTATTAGGGAACTTAAAGAATGGTTAGGCAAGGAACGCTTAGCCATTCGCTCTCATGGTCTTGAAGCAGATGACTTAGTACGCCGTAAAGCAAATAAGTGTTTGCAAAGAGAACAAAATTATGTTATCATTTCCGCTGATAAAGATTTAGACTGTATTGTAGGTAAGCATGTCAGACCAAATCAAAGAGGCGATATCAAAGAATACACAGTATCTGAGGACGATGCTGAGTATAACTATTATATTCAAGTGTTGATAGGAGATATGACTGATAATATTAAGTCACCTAAAAGACTTGGAGTTAAAACAGCTGAGAAGCTGCTTAAAGGTTCTGGAAGAACTGAATGGAAACGTGTCATTGAACGTGAATATAAAGAGCGTTGTGGTGATGAGTGGTTCCATGCATTAATGTTTACTGGTAGTCTTATTCATATTCAACGTTATCAAGATGATTACTTTGTTTGGGATAAAGATAAAGGTAACTTCTGGGAATGTGGATTTGAAGGTCCACCTAAATGTTATGAATACAAGGAGAAAAATGATGAACAAGTATGACTATAAAGATCCAGAAACATTTACTCAGGAAGATTACTTCTATCAAGACAATGATGATGTCTTATGGGGTAAGCCTGATGTAGATCCTGTATATGAATTTCTAAATGCAGTTGCTAACTTTCATTATAAAGAAGGCGATAACTATTTTGAAACAATGCAGTTAATTGGTCGTGCTAAAGATTTATTAAGGACACATTATGGTAGGTAAAGGAGATACTCCACGTCCAGTGGATAAGGATAAATATGAATCCAATTATGACAGAATCTTTGGAACTTCTAAGTCCAGAAGAAGCGATCCAGGAAGTCCTAAAAGCCTTGGAAGAGGCAAACGAAGAACTTAAATATTTATTTGAAAATGAAGTGCTTAGTTGGAATGATTATTTACTTAATTTAAATAATTATAGCCGATTAGTTGCGACTATAATTGAAACTATTAGGAGAGAAGATAATGTCAAAGTTAATGGAACACAATCGGATGCTAATGGAGATCTCTTACCGTATTTCTCTGAGATCCACTGACCCTCACCGAAAGGTAGGAGCTGTTATAGCCAGAGGAACTAATATTATTTCTTATGGTTGGAATGGTACTCCTGCAGGTTACTTTACTAATGAATGCAAGAATGACTTTGAAAAGACATTACCACAAGTAGTACATGCTGAAGCTAATGCTATAGCTAAGGCAGCACAATCAACAGAGACTACTAAGTTTGCAGCAATGTATAGTACAACAGTACCTTGTATTGAATGTGCTAAACTTATTATTCAGTCTGGAATTACTACTGTATTCTATGCTGAGAACTATAACAAATGTAACTTAGGAAAAGAGTTATTACAAGATTGTAATATTAAATTAATTAAACTTGAGGTATAAATATGACTGTCTCTATCGGTAAAGCCCCATGTAAAGCTTGTGGTTCAGTAGATAATGTTTCTCTATTTAAAGATGGTACATCAGAAGTAGTGAAAGGTAAGTGCTGGACTCCAGGCTGTAATAAATTCTACCCTGATTATTATGGAGACGATGAAATGGAAGTGCTTAAGTCACAACCAGTTCAACAAACACAAATGACTATTGAAGACTTACCTTTTAGAACTCATTCTAAACGTAAGGTTAGTAATAAGATTTGTGAGATGTTTGGAGTACGATCAGCTATTAATAGTGATGGTGAAGTAAGTGAAACTTATTATCCATACTTAGGTAGTAATGGTACATCATATAAGATACGTAAGTACCCTAAAGACTTTAGAGTTAAAGGTGGGCTAGATAACATTCAGTTGTTTGGTCAAGGAACTTTTGCAGGTGCTTCTCGTAAAAGAGTAGTGGTTACTGAAGGTGAAGAGGATGCTTTAGCTGTAGCTCAGGCATATCAAGAGTATAATGGAATTATCTATCCGGTTGTTTCTATTCCCTCCGCTTCTAATCTTTTGCCTGTCACTTCAAACAGGGACTGGCTTAGAGAGTTTGATGAAGTCATTCTTTACATTGATAATGATGATGCTGGCAAAGAAGCTATTACTAAGCTTGCCAAGATTATCGGCTATGAAAAGATTAAGATAGCTCAAGGTCAACATAAAGATGCTTCAGATGAGTTAATTAATGAAGGCCACAGAGCAGTCCTCTCTGCTATCTGGAATGCAAAGCAATATAACCCCCAGGGTATTATGACAAGTGAAGCACTATGGAAAGCTCTGGAGGACTATGATAAGATTGAGAGTATACCTTACCCTAATTGCTTTGACGGCTTAAATGAAAAGCTAAGAGGTATGAGAGCAGGTGAGATTACTCTATGGACTAGTGGTACTGGTTCAGGTAAGTCTACTATGTTACGTGAGATTGTATTTAATCTTCTTGAAACAACTAAAGATAAGATTGGTATTATATCTCTTGAAGAGTCACCTGCAGAGACTACTAAGAAAATGTCTGCTATGGCTTTAAACAAGAACCCTACAGAGGAGATTCCTCTTGAAGAGTTACGTCAAGGCTTTGATAAAGTGTTTGGTGACGATCGCATACTTGTACTTGATCATGCTGGTGCTATTACTGATGGTATCATTGAACAGCTTAACTACATGGCTGCAGTTGGCTGCAAGTATTTGTTTATTGACCATATCACAATACTGGTCTCTGAAGGAGCTGAAGGGCTTACTGGAAACGAAGCTATAGATAAGATTATGAATGATCTTCTTCGTGTAGCTAAGACTCATGGTGTATGGATTGGCCTTGTATCTCACTTGCGTAAGACTTCTGGAGGTAAATCATTTGAAGAAGGTGAGTTGCCTTCATTAGATGATATCAAAGGCTCTGGTTCTATTAAGCAAATCTCTATGGATATTGTAGCGTTTGCTCGTGATAGTGGTAATGCAGATCCGACATTGCGTAATACAATTGATATGAAAGTACTTAAGTGTCGTTATACAGGTCTGACTGGTCCTGCAGGACAAGCTTATTATGATCATACAACTGGTCGTATCAAGTCTATTAACACTGAATTCTAAGGATAGTAATGAAGAACCTTGTTGTAGAATACCTGAGTGAAAGGCTCGGAAAGGTCATCTTTAATACTAAGAAGAAACAAGCATACGGGCCATTGTATCTTGCTAAGATTCTTAAGGATGAGGATGGAGAAATTTATGAGGAAGATTTAGAGCATCTAGTTAATGTTGCTACTAATATTATTCTTCATAAGGCTGCTGATGATCCTTCTGGAAAGAAAGGTGAAGCACTCTTAACTCATACTGCTATTTCTATTGGAATTGAAGTAGCTAACTTTAAACGAGTTGAATTAAATAAGCCTGCCCTATTACATATTGGTGATTTATTCATAGAAGCTTTCTATCACTCTGGATTTATTACTATTGAAATTCAAGAGGGATTTGCTCCTCGTTCAGGTTCACCTTATGTAATTCAAATCACAGATAAGTTCTCTGATCTAGTACAAATAAAAGAAGCTAAAGGTTTAATACTTTACTCTACTGGTAGTATGATTCCTGAGATTAAGAATATCCTTCAAGGAGATAACCTTGCTGTCATTAAAGGGATTAACTCTGAAGTAAGTAAGATACCTTTAATCTTACATCAACAAGACTTTAAACAAGCCATTAGGGATAACGCTCCTTGGGTACAATCACTTAATCGTTTACAACAACAACCTTGGATGGTTAACCGTGATGTACTTAAAGTTATTGAAAACAATCTTGATACTATCTTACCTGAAGCTAAGAAGCGTTTAGATAAAGCTAAGAAGTCTGATGTAGATGCAGCGTATAAGCTGCTTAAAGAAGATCCCTCAGAAGATAATAAAGAAAGTTATAACAGAGCTGCTTTAGAATGGAATGAAGAACTAGTAGTGCTAAGAGATATTTCTAAGCGTACAGAGCTTGAAGCCATCTTTAATAAAGCTAAGATGTTATCTATTTATCCTGAGTTCTATCAATATGTGGATGTCGATTATCGTGGAAGAGTATACTACAAAGAACCCTTCTTTAACTTTCAAGGATCGGATATGGCTCGTGCCTTATTCTTATTTAAAGAAGGTAAGCCTCTCGGTGTTGAAGGTCTTAAGTGGCTTTACATTCATACTGCTTCTTGCTATAACCAGTCTTATGATGTGGACCATATTCCTGATTGGTGTAGTTATGACTACGTTAATTACCTTAAGGATGAAGGTCTTGAGTCTATATCAGTCGATAAGATGACTTTGAAAGACAGAGAAGAGTGGACTAAACAGAATATAGATTTAGTATTTGATAGTGCTAATAAGATTCTTAACTGTGAAAAGCCATTCTCATTCTTAGCTTGTTGTATTGAAGTGCGTAATGCTTGTCACAATACTAATTATATCAGTCATCTACCTATTCCTATTGATGGAAGCTGTAATGGCTATCAACATAGTGCTGCTATATCTAAGGATGAACATACAGGAGCATTAGTATCTTTAACACCTACAGATATTCAAGCTGACTTATATGTTAAAGCGGCTAAGGCTTTGATTGAGCGTATGCCTGAGTGGTTTGAAGCTAGACCTAATATGAAGATGAAACATATCCGTAAGTTTATTACTAAGCGTGGAACAATGACCAGAGCATACTCAGCTGGTGCAGAGAAGATCGCTGACAGCATGTACGCTGATTGTTATACAGGAGGTATCACTGATAGATTCAACATCACTATGGTTGACTGTGAAGAACTAGCACGTAATCTTATTCATGCTCTTGAGGATGTCTGCCCAGGGGCTACCCATACAATGCAGTTCCTTCAGTCATTAGTTAACTTTGAAGTAGGTAAAACATCTGCATATGATATGGATGGTTCTGATTGGACACAAGCTAAGAAAAGAACTGTACATGCTCGTAAGCAAGCATTAAAGAAAAAGAAAGATAAGACACTAGACGAAGAACTAGAATTAGCTATGATTGAAGATCGTTTGAATCATGTTAAAGATACTCGTTACGTGTCGTATGGTAATGGAAAACATTATCTATCGTGGGTAACTCCTTCAGGGTTCCCAGTGTTCTATCATTCTTATCTTACAAGAGAGCAGAATGTATATGTAACTCTTTCAGGTGTTCCTGTTGGACACAAGAAGAACGGTGAATATACAGGACGCATCACTCATATCCTTCAGGAGCCAAGCAGCTATGCTTCACTTCAAGGTCTTATGAGTGGTATCTCACCTAATTACATTCATAGTCAAGATGCTTCTCATATGGCTATTGTAATATCTAATTGGACAGGTAGCTTTGGTGCAGTACATGACAGCTTTAGTACACATGCTTGTGATGTAGAAGATTTAGCTAAGTTAACTAGACAATGTTTTGTTAGTATGTATTCTAGTATGGACTCATTCGTAGACATTGCAGAAAATATATTAAGCAGCACAGATAACTTTGATAAAGAGTTACCTGTTAGTGGTAATCTTGATATCAATCAAGTATTACAATCAGAATATTTCTTTTGTTAAGGAACAAACATGGAAAAGAAAAGTTATAATTGGGTTAGCCAATCAGGATTAGGTAAAGTAGATGATATGGAGATTGTTAATTCTCTAGAGCTAGACCCTAATGTTGCATATACTAAAGACATTAATAAAGCAGCCCTTCAAGCTGCTCATAAAAATTCATATCAAGGATATTTAGATCAAGGTATGGATAAGAAACAAGCTAGAGAAATGTCTAATAAAGATCATCAAGAAGCTTTAAATCAAATTCATAATGCTGAGAAGCTATCTGGAAAAACATTTATCTAAATAAAAAAGCCCCCAAGGTATAAACCAAGGGGGCAAATTTTATTATTGTATTGTTATTATTTTAATTCTTTCCGTTACTAGTGTATAAGCCTTTATCTAATTTTTCAATTAGGGCTTTACGATTCTTAGACCATTGACTCATAGTATAGTTAATAGGTGCATTACTTACCCTACCATCCATATCTAAAAATCCTTGAAGCATCATTGCAGCTTCTAATAGCTTAAGGAATTGTTGAGGTTTAACAGCAGCATTTTGACGATAAGCAATTGGATCATTACCTTCTTTTTCAAAGTCTCTGAAAGATTTTGAACGAGGATCTTTAGATACCCATCCATTAGCAGCAGCTAAAGGAAGAATTTCTTTCATAATCCTTTGACGTTTCTTTTCTTTCTTATTATACTTTGCATCACCATTAAATAAACGATAACTTTCAGGTGTAGGATCTTTACTAATATCTAAATAATAATCAAAGATATTAAACAATGCTCTATGCTTACTACTCTTAGTACCAACATTAATTGGTTCACCGCTTTTAACTCTTTCTTTAGCTTTCTTTTGAAGATTAGATATTACATCGTCAGCAATTTGTTTGACTTTAGTGAATGAATCTTCTTGTTTAGCTAATGAAGGCATAGCAACCATATTATAACTAATCCAATCATTAATAAAACTAACAGCATTTAACTTATTAGCATCATGAATAGATACGTTAGGCAAAGGTACTTTAACTCCATTTTCAGAATTAAATCTAGCAGCGTTCTGTGCTGCGATAGAAATCTTTTGTAAAGCAGCATCTTGTGAGTGAGTAATAATAGCAGCTAAGCCATCCATAAATCTAGCACCATGCTCTTTATGAATATCTTTTAACTTACCCTCTGCATCCAAAGTAACTCGTTCACTACGCTCATCAATACGGCTTTGATTCCTTAAATAAGGAACATCATAACCTTCAGAGTCTAAGTAACCCGCAATAGCAGGACGAGCCATTAAGCGGCCACCTGTGGTAGCTTCATAAGCCATATCTTGCATATACTCAGGTAACAACTCACCTACTTGTGACTTGATTATATCCCCAATATCAGTAGTGATTTGAGGATCAAAGTCACCAGACAAAGCAATAATAGAACCAATCTGTTTAATAGTTCTAGATACAGAGATACTACCTAATACTTCATTGAAGTTATTACCTGCAACATCTAATAGATCTTGCATAGCTTCTTGAGTATTATTGTATGGACCTTTGTTAACTAGTTCTTCTTGAGCAATAGAATCAAACATTCTAAGTACTTTACGAATACTACCTACGTTAACTTTAGGATGAAGAC